TCGCGTGTTAGGTTTTTATAATGTCACCATTTGATTGCTACAAAACCTATCTTTCCATGAAGCAACACTTCTGCAAAGATAGTTACGATTACCACAAATACTGTGGAAAGAGTCGAGCATCTCTTCAATCATTTTATAAGAGAAGAGATCGTTATTGGTTTGAAAAATTGTCAAGGCAAAAACCTGATCGTGAGATATTAGACTTTTTTGTTGCGAATTTCGTATCTTGCGATGATCCTGAAAGGATGTGGATTGGTGAAATTATCAAGAACGGCGAAACCACATACACTTCATGGAAAAAAAGAATTCAGTCTCTTGCTTACATTTTTAGGGAAGAGACTGAGACAATTTTTAATGCCAAGAATTTTGATAAAATGTTCATAATTCAAGGTGGGAGGCATCCACCGATACTCAAAGAGTATTTGCAGTCAAACATCTCTTTTGAGACTTTCATGATTTTAAACAGTATCTTGGATTTTTCGAGCGTTTATGATAAAAAACTCGATGATCCAGTCTGGAACTTAATTTCTAAAAGAATGAGAAAGTATAAACCCTTTCTAAATATTGATGTACAACGTTACACTCATATTCTGAAAGAATTTGTGTTAGGAGGAAAATGAGTTTTTTTGATTCAGCGGTTATTCGTGCTGAAATTGCTAAAATAACGGAACTTCAAGAAGAAATTTATGAAAGCGTGTTTAGTTTTCCTAGTATGACCAAGGAAGACAAGATTAAACACGTTGATTTGCTTGAAGAACTGCTTGAAAAGCAAAGAATTATGTACACTCGTCTAAGTCTCTCTGACGATCCAGAAGCAATCCGTATGAAAGAACAGATCGTTCAATCAGCAGCTCTTATGGGTCTCCCAAAACACGTTGATATGAACGTGATCTTTGCTAATATGAGCAAGTTGATCAGTGTCATGCGTGAACAGATTGACAAAGGCAGTGTCTCCTGATATAGTAACGAGGTACACACAAGCCAAATCCATCAAATACGAGGTAATCCAATGTCTTTTGCTGCTCTTAAAAAACAATCTTCTCTCGGTTCTCTCACGCAGAAACTGGTAAAGGAAGTAGAGAAGATGAGCACTGTTTCTAGTGGCGCTGATGAGCGTCTTTGGAAACCCGAACTGGATAAAACTGGTAACGGTTATGCTGTTATTCGTTTTCTCCCTGCCCCCGAGAATGAAGAACTTCCCTGGGCAAAAGTGTACTCCCATGCCTTCCAAGGTCCTGGCGGTTGGTATATTGAAAACTCTCTGACCACGGTTGGTCAGAAGGATCCTGTTGGTGAATACAACCGCGAACTCTGGAACACTGGTACTGAGGCAAACAAAGAAGTTGTCCGTAAGCAGAAGCGTAAACTGTCTTACTACTCCAACATCTACGTTGTTCAGGACAATGCAAATCCTTCCAATGAAGGTAAGGTATTCCTGTTCAAGTATGGTAAGAAGATCTTTGACAAGATCATGGCTGCCATGCAACCTGAGTTTGAAGATGAAACTCCTATCAATCCTTTTGATTTCTGGCAAGGTGCAAACTTCAAACTGAAAATCCGTAAGGTTGATGGTTACTGGAACTATGACAAGTCTGAGTTTGATCGTGTGTCCGTCCTGATGGACGATGATGATGCTCTCGAAGGAATCTGGAAGAAAGAGTTCTCTCTTGAAGAGTTTACTTCTCCTTCTTCGTTTAAGACCTACGAGCAACTTGAAGCACGTTTGAAGTCGGTTCTGGGTCAGAAGCAACAACGTGCCAACACCTCCTCTTATGATGAGGATGTTGAGGAAGAAGAAACTTCTGCACCGAGGTCTTTCACTCCCAAGTTTAATCGCTCTGAGGAGTCTGAACTTCCTGATGAACTGAGTCAGAAACTCAACTCTTTGTCACGTTCTAGCATCGATGATGAGGAAGATGATGACACCCTGTCTTACTTCCAAAAACTGGCAGACAGTTAATTACTGAAATAGTCTGATATTATCGACTCTCTTCAAGGTTTCACTCACAAACTGAGTGGAACCTTCTTTGTATTCTAGGGCATTTACAATATCTTCAACGATCATGTTTAGATATGAATCTTTGATGAGATAAATGTTCCTCTTTGCCTCTTCAAGTTTGATCTCGTATTCAAGATTTGTGACTGGAACTGTAATACCACTTCTAGTAACCTCAGTTCCAAGTCCAGAATCAAAGAAAGTTACTGAATAGTTTGCTGGAACTGTGAGACCTTTTTCTAATATTCTATTTCCACTTGCATTTAAAACTTCTTCTGTCTCATAGTGATGAATTTCATTCATCTTATCATATGTTCCATATTTTTCGAGAAGAAAAGCGTCAAATGCTTGCTGAGTCAATGGCCATTCGTTATAGACATTGACGATATTGTTTGATAGAAGAACAACCCAGTCAAATGTTGAATCTCCATAGTAAGAATATGCTACATTATCTGGTCTTTCATCACCTACAATGCTGTACTTTGTGAAGTACATAATGTTTTGAAAGATTTCATCTCTTATCTTGACTCTGGTGAAGAGATTTTTCGAACGAATGTATTCCGAAAGTTTTGCATTCGGAAAACGATTGACATATTCAATGTCTGGAATAGATCTGAAATAATATGCCATCTTAGTAACCTATTGAATGATCGCCATAATCACTATCATAGATTGGATCGAGTTCTCCAAATTGAAGTTGCATACTGTAAGCAGTCATGGTTGTGTCTCCATCACTGAAAGTGCTATAAGTTCCAGCAGGAGTATAGTTTACATTGCAAGATTGAAGGGCACAAAGTTTTATTTGATTTAATGATTGATGTAACGCTCCTGTGGCACCACTCATGTATTTTATTTCGAAAATGTTGGGTGACTTCAAAAATAGTGATTTTGTGGTTCTTGGAGCCATATTTTTTTTAAATTCGTTTATGATCTTTTTTATTTCTGTTGCTTCGTCAGGACTTCTTGCTGACATAAAAAAGTTAAAACTAAAAGTTCTTAGTGTTGGTCCTTGAAAGAGCAATTCAAGGTTTGGGTTCATCACTTCACCAGAGAACCTAGAACGTAAATTTGCACCTAAGGCACCTTCGAGTAAAGCAGTTGATACTGCCTTTCCAGCAGCAGTTTGTCCACCTTCTTTACCTTCCGCATAACCAGTTGCTTTTTTTATTGCATTTGAAATATCAGATGCAGATTTTTTCACTTTACCAGTTGTCATAAATTCTAAACCACCTGCCGCAGCAGCTAATTTAATAAAATCTAACTTATCATCTTTCCAATCAACACTATTTGAATCTTGAATTGTAGATTGAATTGGTAATGATATCGTTCCTTTCGGGCTTCCTCTTCTTGCAGTTATTGCTGCTCCCGTGTCAGCAATAGTAACTGCTCCACCAGCATATTCGAAGATAGAAAATAGTATGTAATCGCTAGGAAAAGCACCTCGATCTTGTTGTCCTTTTGGATATCGTAAATCTGCCATTTTGTGGGAGTTTTATTTTTATTTATAGGGATGTTTTGAAGTTACGATATGGAACTGCTCGTAATTTGCCAACATCCTCATTTGGTATAGTATGTAAATAACCAGCAACTTCAACCCAAGTATAATTTCTCATCTTTCCCCAGTGGTAGTTTAGAGCTTTGAATCCCCATTTTTCCACAGAAAAAACGGCAACCAATGGATATTCGTCATATATGATATCAGATGTCTTTGGTGAGTACACAAAGGTATAATGCTTACCGACTTCTGGTATCAATTCAGTTTCATCATAAACTTCCATGATATCCAACATAATATCATCTGGATCTAATTTTCTATCAATTTTCCTTGAAAGTAAATCAAACCTCTTTGACATTACTTGATACCTAATTCTTTTTCTGTAATGATTTTAAACTCTAATAACCTGTCTTTACACCATTCATTTGCTGCTTTCCACTTTGCTTGATTAACAGCATAAGTCTTAGTTTCATAGATGAAAGATTTTGTGACACGCTTTCCTTGTTTTGGTGGACGAGTTTGTTTTTCTGGTTTCACCTCAACAACGTATCTTTTTATAGATCCATCTCTATGTCTAACTTTAATAATAAAATCTGGGTAGTAACGATGAACCCGATTATCAAGTGGAGATAGGTATGGGATAAAGAATTCTTCTGATCCATATTCTAGGATGTTGATATTTTGATCACACCATCGTAAAAATCTCAATTCCCATGAACTTCTGTAAATGATATTATTAACGTCACCGAGGTATTTTTCAGGGTTCTGTGGGTGGAATCTACCTTGCCTGAATTTACCTTCCTCTCTCATCGTCTACATATAATAAAGGGAACTACTGTATTTAGATGTCAATCCGACCAATTGCTCAGACAATGAGTAATTTGAAAAGCAAATTACTCAAACCATCACTTACATCACATTTTCTTGTGGAGATTGCCCTACCGACTGGTGTGGGTGCTCCAAGATTGCAGAATACTCAAAAAGATATTTTAGAACTTTCTTGTAGTGAAACATCACTACCAGGTTCTGCTTTGATGACACATGAGTTAAAAGATGACTATATTGGAGTCACGGAAAAGATTGCATATAGAAAAGCATACGATGATAGTGCGAGTTTTACCTTTTACGTTGATACATCTCATTTTGCTATTATATTTTTTGAAAACTGGATTAGGTATATTTCAGGTGAACCTCTGATTAGTAGTTCATTTGGTTCAAATAACAGATCTGATTTTAATCATAGAATGTTATTCAGATCTCAGTATGCCTCAAAAATCTTAATCAAAAAATTTGAAAAAGATTACGGTAGTCAATCAT